AGCGGGATGAAGCTGGCCTCATAGGTGGCCTCGCCGGCCAGGCTCTTGCTGACCCGCTCGATCTGATACAGGTTGTCAATCTTTGATGGTGACCGCCCTGCGGCCTTGCGTTGCAGCACCACCCGGCACACGTCACCAGGGTTGAGCAGCTGCAGATGCTTCTCTGGCCTGGCCCTGAATCGGATGGTGTGGCTGGTGTTGACACGCTTGGACAAGATGTAGGCGCCGACCTTGACTGCATGGTCTTCGCTAGTACAGAAGGCCGTCAGGTCGTGGCTCTCGTACGGGCCATTTTCGGCGGTTCCTTCGTATCTGACCGACGCAGTGCGGATAATCTGGAAGTCGCTTTCTGGCTGCTGCCGCCATTGCATCTGCGCGACGAACGGCTGCCGGTCGGCCAGCGTGGTGTAGTTGATCTCCAGCGACCCGGGAATCACCGTGTCCTCGTCGAACCGGTATTCCCAGGCCATCACTCCTGTGTTGATCGCACCGGACGTGGTGGGGAGCAGCGGCCTCAGGCCACGCTGCCCGTTGACGTTGCTCTCCGCCAGCAGAAAGTACGGCGCGACGCCGGCAATGAACTGGTCGTAGCTGGTGGCCTCGCTGATCTCGATGTTGCAGCGGAATCCGTTGACCTCCAGGAAGGTGGCCGCCGTGGTCAGTCGCGCCGTGTCGATCAGGCTCGACGGCACCCGCTCGCTGTTCAACAGCAGCCACTGCGCCAGGTCGGCTAGGTTGTCCGATGGCCCCAGTGTCGCGTCATAAAGCCGGGTCACACGTATCCCGCCGCGGACAAAACAGTGGACTTGCTTCTTCCATTCATCATTCCCATTCGGCGTAGTGATCCGAAACGAAAGTGTTGACATCTCGGGGTAGACCCCGACAGTGCCGCAGTAGTAACTAGCTTCCGGCAGGTCATAGCCAGGGCGGGCCTCGATTACGTTGCCAGGCTGCCAGGCGTCAGCGCGTCGGTTATACGCTTGGTTGGCGCTGCCAACTCTGAAGAAACCGCTAAATACGTCACGAACCTGCAGGGTTTCTATCTGACCATCGCTCAAGACAAGATGATAGTAAGCAGTAACTTGATTCGCCCCGTCATTCTCAAAGCGCGCTTCAGTCGCGCCAGGGCTGATCAGGATCCCGCCACCTCCATCCCTTCGCCTTGCAAACACGATCGGCACAGGCTCGCCCATGACGATGCTGCGTTGATCTTGGGTCAACTGTTGGGATTCAGCCTTCACTGCCCCAGCGGCAGGGGTTGGCACTGCCCCGGCCTGGATCGCCAGCAAGGCCAGTGGATCGGTCGCGGAGATCCAGCTCATAGACGACAGGCTATGCCAACGATCGCCGTCGTGAACACGCGCGGCGGCACCTGCGACCCAACCGGGCTGATCGCGCTGCCAAGCTGGATGGTCAGGCTGGTCAGGCTGCCACTGCCGCCGACCACCTGCCCGGTGAAGCTGCCCACCACCACCTGAGACGACACCGGCGCCGTGGTGCCGGCCAACGAGTCGAATTGATAGATGGTGAGCTCCGCCAGCCGGCCATGGAACAGGGCCAGCTCGAAGGCGTCGCAGACCTCGCCGGTGGCCGGCGCCGTGATGGCGATGTTGGACTCGTCGCCGCTGTTGCCCGCGGTGATTCCATCGGCGGTGAACGGCACGTAGGACCAGCGCTGCCCGCTGAGCAGGACCGCATCGTTCGCGTAGAAGGACTGCCACCGCTGGTAGGTCACCCCGGCGGCGTCGTAGATGCGGAGGAACTGGCTCTGAGCTCTGGCCATCAGCGGAGCCCCAGGGCGATGCGCGCAGACGGCGTGCGCAGCCGGCCCATCACGGACTCGGCGGTGATGCGCATGGCCCGCTCGAGATCCTCGACGCTGACGTAGCGCTGGCCGTCCTGCTGCAGGACCGGGCCGGTCGTGATGTTGATTTGCGGGCTGCCGCCAGTGCCGCCACCTGAGAGCACGGCATCACCGCGCTGGCCGGCCAGGAATCGCGAGCTCGCCCCGGCCATCTTGCTGGCGGGGATGATGTACTCCGGCTCACCACCTTCGCCGACCATCGCCAGGGTGGGCCGGCGGACAATGCCGCCCTCGGCGAAGGCGGGGATCTGAACCTGCGGGATCAGCGGGATGTCCGGCCCCGGCAGGCGGTTGAATCCACGTATCAGCAAGTTGATCGCGCTAGTGACGGCATTGATGCTGTTGACGATGCCCTGCAGAACAACGCGAACCGCTGAGCGGATCGTGTTGATGATGCCGTTCCAGATGTTGGTGACAAACTCCTGCACCTTGCGCATTGCGTTGGGCAGAAAGTCGGTCATCGCCTTCCATGCTCCAGTGATCGGCGCAATGATGTTGGTTTGGAAGAAGTTGACAAACCCAGTCCAGGTATTGCGCAGCCATTGCATCATCCCAGAAACCGGGCCGCGCAGGGTGTTGTTCCACAGGTTGGCGAACGGCTGCGCGATGTACGTCTGAAACGCCTGCGAGATCGCCGTAGACGCGCCAGTGACAACGCCTTTGGCCCATTCCCAGAACATTGTGACCGGCTGCTTAAGGAGCACGTTCCACAGGTTGATGTACGGCTGGACGAAGATCTGCCACAGGATCGCGTAGGCGGCCTGCATACCCCAGCGAATGACGCCGCCGACGAACTCCATCGCCTGCCGGGCGATTTGCCCCAGCTTGCCGAAGGCATCAGAAAAGAACTTGCCGATCGGATCAATGAACTTGCGCAGGCCCTGCACGGCATTCGACAGGATCGGGCCAAGCTGATCGAAAGCTCTGCGGAAGCTATCGCCGAGCCATCCGAAGAACTTCATGATCGGCTCACGGAACAGCAGCGCCATCGCCACCACGGCCGCGACAGCTAGCACAGTCCAGCCGACAGGCCCAGAGAAGAATGCCAGAAGGCCTGGGAGCAGCGTGCCGCTCAGCCAGGCCAGCACTCCGGCCAGGGCCGCCTTAATCGCCACAATCGCCGGGCCGACAGCGCCAAGCCATCCCGCGATGGTCGCGCCGATCTTCAAGGCAGCCAAAGCCTTGCCAATGACAATCAGATTGGCAATCAACTGCACGACGACCGGAAGAACAAGAGCCAAGCCTCCAATGGCGACGACAGCGGCCTGCGCTGGGCCAGGCAGTTTCTCAAAGGCTGACACAAGAGAAACTACTGCGTCTGCTGCGCGCACCATTAGGGGCAGGAAGGCCTCGCCTAGCTTGACGCCTATCGCGGTGAACTTGGTGGTAATCTCCGCCAGCTTGTCGTTAAGGTTGTCCGCGCTTTTGGCAAAGTCTGTGGACATCGTTGCAGATAGCTTTCGTATCGCATCGCCTCCGCCATTGAGCACTGGAATCAGCTCTGCGCCACTTCGCCCGAACAGCTGCATGGCAATAGCTGACTTGTTCGCTCCGTCTGGCATGGTGCGAAACTTGTCGGCCACCTCCAGCATGATTTGATCGGTTGACTTTAAGCGGCCAGATGCGTCTGTTGCGCTGATGCCTAACCCCTTAAGAGCGCCTTGTGCCTTGCCGCTTTCGAGCCGCTTGTTTAGCTGCAGCATCGCGCCTCCCACTGATTCAATCGACGTTCCGCCTGCACGCGCTGCCTGCTCAAAACGGCTGAGCTGCTCAACACTCACGCCAGTCTTCTGGGCCAAGTCATTCATGTTGTCAGCAGCGTCAATGCTGCCCTTGGCAATAGTCGTCAATCCAGCCCCCACGCCAAACGGCACAAGGGAGCTGAGCATCCCACTTAGCCCGCCCATGCTTGACGCCATGCCCCGCAGCCCTTTCGATGCCGTAGCGGCCGCAGAGTTCAGCCCGCCCAAAGCGCGAGACAGGCCCGCAATGCGACCCTCTCCGTCGACGTCTGCGCGGATCTTCAGCAGCGCATTCAGCTGGGCCATCAGGACTTCCTCAGGCGGGCGTTGATCTTGTCGCGGGCGTGGAGCTCCATGGTCTGCACGTCCTCCAGAACCCGGGGCATGTCGGGCACCTGATACAGGCTACCGAGCTGCAGCAGGACCCCATAGTCCAGGCCCATCACGCCTTCGCCGGTGGTGCGCCATTGCGTCCCGCAGCGAATGAACAGGTCCACCGCCGGGACGTGCTCAGGCCACAGCTCGTAGTCCGCAGCCTGGGTCAGCGCACCGTCAATGGTGATGTTGAACGCTGCTGCGTCCTGCTCCAGCAGATCAGTCTGTTGCTCGCCGCGGAAAAGGTAGTCCACGGCGCCGGTTAGTTTTTTGCCTTCGCCTTCTCACCGCTCTCGATGTAGGTCGAGACCAGCACGTCAGCCACGCCCTCGACCTCGAGTAGCTGCGCCTTCACATCCTCGCTGTACGGCACCTGCGTGGTGCCGTCTTCCTCGAAGATGCCAGACCAGCCCACCAGGATCTCAGCTGCGATCTGCCGCGTCGGCAAGGTGTCAATCACCAGGTCGCGGGCGACCTCGCTCTTGAGCCGCTGATAGGCGAGCTGGATCTCCTCCTGTCGCGACTGGGGCAGCCGGCGGAACACGGCGTCGAACGTGTGCGTCCGATACCGCCCGCCGTCTTGCCGCTCACGGATCGTGATGGGCCAGGTGAACGACGGGCTCTGCTGTAGGACGAACCCCATCTCAGGTCAGGGCCAGGGTGAACTCGTCGTTGCCCGATGCGGTCGGGATCGGACGGAACGGCAGCTGAATGTGCTGGATGCCGTCGCCGTCCTCGAGGCTCGGAGCGCCCAGGGCACAGTTGCTGGCCGTGAACGTTGCGATGTTGCCGGCGGTGCTGCCGTGCACCCAGCTGATCGCGCCCTGGGTCTGGTTGCTGGCGATCGTGAAGAAGTCCTTGGCCGCGATGGTGGGCAGCTCGATCGTGATCTCGCCGCTCGGCTGCCGCTGCGTGATCAGCACCTGCTTCGTGCAGCCGGCCAGCTGGCGGAACACCATCTCGTTGCCCACGTCCAGGCTGAAGGCCTGCATACAGGCGCTGTAGCTGTGCACGCTGACCGATGTGGTGGCGTCTGCGTTGACGGCCAGGGGCACCGCCTGATTGCTGTAGGTCACCGCCGGGTTGGCCGTGTCCGTCGGCGTGGCGTAGATGCCCATCATCTCAAAGTTGAGCTTTGGCAGCTCGCCTGCGGTCAGCTCAAACCCGACCGTCCCGCGACAGCCCACCACCAGGTGACGCATGCCGTCGTTGAAGAATGCCAGGGTCGCGCTGCTGAAGCTGCTGCTCACCGGCGCGTAGGTGACGCTGGTGCTGGCCACGACCGTCTCGCTGAACCCGCATGCCTTCATCAGGCTGCCCCACGCTGGGGCTGTGCCCGCGGCGCCGCTGCCCGCTACCTCCACGCTGCAGTTGATGCTCACGGCCCGCTGCCCGACGATCTGCGCGCTGTTGCCCAGGTAGCCCTGGATCAGCTCGCGGTCGACCAGCTCCAGCTGCAGCGGCTCGACCTCCAGCGACGAAACGAGAATCGCGTCCGTGCCGGCAGGGGAGCTGCTGGTTCCGTAGGTGGATTCAGCCTTGCTCAGGAGCAGGCGTTTCCGGGTCAGTAGTGGCATCGCTCGGCTCTGATGGGGCTGACGTGGCCAGGGTCTGCTGTGTCAGCTCCCAGCGCTTGCCGTCCTTCGACAGCACGTAGGTGCCGCCGTCGGCTGGCATGGGTGGGAGAGATGCAGGCATTGCCGGCCGTGAGTGCTGAAACTCTACGCAGACTCTAGGTTGTCCACTGCGCAGCGATAGGACACGCGGTAGACCAGCTGCGTCCAGCAGCTCATCAGGTCTGCGCGCTCCAGATCGAACGAAACCGACGTCGGCGCCAGGTCATAGGCCAGACCGCCGATGGTGCGATCAGCCATCAGCAGGCTGTGCACCGACACGATCGTGGGGTCTGCCAGCTTGTCCGGTTCCTCGCCCCTGGCGTAGACGCTGATCAGCACGTCCAGCGTCCAGTTGAGCTTGCACAGGTTGACCACCTGCGCGGCATCCTGGCCCGGCTCAACCACCAGGGCCGGTGCTTCATCACGGCTCAGCGCCTCCATGCGCGACCGGTAGGAGCGGCCATCAACGCCGGCTGCGCTGCCCAGGGTGGTGGCGATGGCAGCCAGGATCTGTTCGCGTCGGCTTGCCATCAGGACTCCAGCAGTAGGAAGCTCGAATCTTCCAGGAGCAGCGCGTCGCCGGTCTCCAGCAGCAGGTATGCGGCCACGGCCTTCGTCAGCAGCACCAGGCAGAAGGTGCCGTCGTCAATCATCAGCGGCTGCTCTCGCACTGTGTAACTGCTGCCGTCCACAGTGATGGGGTCGTTGTAGGCCAGGTCGCCGAACTTGCTGGTCTCAGCTCGCAGCAGGTACTCAACCGAGATGGCCCGCTCGTTGTGGATGTACTCCCCAGGCGTGTCGAGGATCCCCAGACCCGTGGTTCCGTTCGCGGTCACAGTGACCCCGAAGTCATCCAGAAAGTCAGCGGGATCCTCAACGATCGCCATGGGTCAGCCTCAGCCGTACTTCTTCAGCCCGAAGCCGAAGCAGGTCACGGCCGATGATGCGGTGCCGGTCTCGGCAGTGCAGCTCAGGCGGATGTAGCGCTTGAGGTCGTTGCTGTTGAAGGTCTTGACCTCCTTTGCGGCGGCGTTGCCGATCGCGGTGAAGGTGCCACCAGTGACAGCGGTGAAGGTGCTGTTGTCGCTGGACTCCTCAAGGCGGAAGGTCAGGTCAGCGCTGGCGCCGGCAGCGGTGCCGGAGAGGATGATCTGCACGTCGCCTTCGTAGTCCTTGATGTCAACGCCGGTCTGATCACCGGTGCCGGTGATGGTGGTCGTCGCCAGGAGAGTGAAGTGCTGGAGCTTGTCCAGCG